GTATGGTTCCAAGGTTCTTGGCTAGACCCTGCCTAATTAGGCTGACGCTCATTAGCCGAAGTTCCTCATGATTCTGTAAGGCATAAGTAATTGCTCAACATCTGGGTCAAGATACCGGCCAACTCGGATGGCTCCCATGTCGCCAAAGCCGGCAACACCTAGAGGTGAATCAAGACGCTTGAAGATTCTCGATGACTGAATGATGCAAGCTTGCTTCACTGCGGTAGGCACAGATGCCCAGCCCCAAGTTGCGGTGATCTTGACAAGTGCCTGGTAGTCAACAACTGGCCAGGTGTAATCGTTGATAGCCCTGATGCCTGTGTATGGGTAGTAGAGTCCATCGGCTCTGCTGTTTACTGGCTCAAGCTGATAGTCGGTGACTTTCCACTCTGTGTAGGTGTCGCCAATCTCGTCTGTTGACTCAACCTTTGTGACTGTGATTGCATCGTCAATAATTAGGTTGATGGCATCGGTAGCAGCGAAGTTGCGTACAGCGGTTCCAGCATTAGAGAAGCTTCTGGCTGTAAAGCCGTCAATTAGTCTTGAGGCAGACTCGATGGCTGTTTCTAACAAACTATCATCGAGTGAATCTTGGATGCGTAATGCCGCCTTGACTTCTGAAAGTGAGGCGTAGCCATTTGTGATTGCCATGATTGTCCTATTCTATCCCTCGAAGGCGTATGCTTTTTAGGCTTCTGAGTGAGTCCAGAGCTGTGATCGACTATTGAAAGTTTGCTCATCTTGGCTAACAGTATTGGTGCCCTTTTGGTATGTCGGGTCTTGTGTGGCTAATCCCCAAATCCAGTGTAAGTGCTCAATCTCTGACTCTAGGCAAGGGGTGTATTGACCCCTGAACTTTGCTGTAGCAACAGCCTCGGTGTCTGTGTAGTTATGGATGTAGCCTTCGTACAAGACTGCATCAGGGTCATCTATTGAACCCAGCTCGGCATACTCTCTAGTGATTAGGTAGTGAGTTGCGTGGGTGCCTCTAAGCACATCAGGGTTGTGTAAATCGTTAGTGCCTACAAAGCCAAAGTCTTTGGCCAGCTCTAGTATCCTGTGTGACCAGCCCTGTTTGAATACCAGATCATCTGCTGCCATCAGGATGTAAGGCTCTTTGGTTTCTTTTACTGCTGTGTTGATTGCCCCTGCATAAGATGCAGCTCTTTTGTTTATGACTTTATTAGTGCCAATGGCTTCAATAGCCTCAGCTGTAGCTGTGTCATGTTCCTCGATGATGAAGTAAGGCACTGCCTCTGGTGCTGTGTCTTTGAGGTTGGCAACTATCTCGGCAACTCTGTGGGGTCTGTTTAGTGTTGGTATTAGGACTGCAATCATGCTAAAACTCTATCCCAAAACTTAGTCTTGGAGCCAATGACAAGCTCTCTCAATACTTGTGGATCACGCCAGTTAGGTACCGATGTAATGCCAGCCAGCTCGTTGGTGTGTACCTGGCAACCTGACAACACTGCCTCGATGACAGCCCTTGGCTCGGCATCAAAGCCGTTAGGTAAGAATACAAAGTGACTGGCCCTGCTCATGGTTGCAAGCACCTCAGCCCTTGGCTTGTCGGTCATCATCACTAGCGATAAGCCCTGTTGATCTGCCCAAACCTGAGCCTCAACTGGACCCTTTTGAGGGTGCATCCTTGCAGCCCATAAAGCAAAGGACTCTTTTGGCTTTTGACTTATTTCTGTGATGTCTAGCGGTGCAGTGACCCAAGTGCTTGACTTTGGCTTTGTCCATTGAAGCTCTAGCTCTAGGTGTCTAGGTGTCCGGCAGATAAGGGTAGAGGCAGAGCTAAGTAGTTGTTGTCTTTCCTCAGTTCTTGTTTGCAAGTGATGGACAGCAACAACAGGCTTTCGCCTAGCAAGCTGTGTCATGGCATAAGGGCTAAGTAGGTCTGTGCCGGTTATGACTATCTTGTCGAACTCTAGAGCTTGCTTCCAGTTGTTTGGGGTGATGATTGTGTAATCAGTAGGGGCATCGGTTAGCAGAGTTTGGTCGGTCATCTCTGCCCCACCGATTAGCTTGCCGTCTGGGTCTGGTAGGTGGTGAGATAACCAGGCAATCACTTGAGTAGTTTCTTTAGCACTGGCATCCAGTTCTCTTGCCAGACCTTTTCATGGTCGTAGTTTTGTGCAAACTCAACAGCCTTGGCTGACTTTACCTTGCCTCTAGCGTAGGCCTGTTCCAATGCCTCTACTATCTCTGGCACCGATGGGATGTTCCAGAATGAGTGCTGGGCTGGATCGTAGAGTGGCTGACCATTGACTGCCCAACCATCTCCAACTAGCTCAGGACTAGCAGCAAACTTGCTGACAATAACTGGCACACCACAAGCCTGAGCCTCAACTGTCGGAATACCAAAGCCCTCGCCATAGCTTGTAGCAAGCATTACATCCCAGCTTGAGTAGATACCTGCAAGGGTAGATTGTGGCATCCCATACTTATAAGCAAGTGGGTCAGGGAAGGTCATGTTGTCAATAGGGATGCCTAGCAACTGACCTAGTGCCATAAGGTTCCAACCATGAGGTGAGCTGGCATCTGCGTGGATGTAAAGCATGGCATCTGGGTGTTTGCGAGCGAACATTGCAAAGGCCATCATGTTCTCTGAGTAAGCCTTGCGGTGCAAGATACCTGATGCCTTGTTAGCAGCGTTCATGCCGACTACAAAGCGGTCATTTTCAAAGCCCATGTATTTGTCAACTGGCAGGCCGTCAATCTTGTCTGTGAACTTGAATACCTTAGTGTCAATGCTGTGAGGGATGTAGTGCCCCTCTACACCTGCCTTGTTTATCTGCTCTAGGCCAAACTTGCTCATTGCAAGAGGGGTGACATTTTCTTTTTTTAGCCACTTCAAGACTGCTGGTGGGATTGGGTTGTGGTCAACAGGTGTCCAGCTTGCAATCGGAATAGTGTCAAAGCCCTTAGCGTTTAGAACCCAAACATCGTAAAGGGTAATCATCAAGTCAGGCTGGTCAGCGTTCATTGCTTTCCAATGCTTGTGGTGAGCTGGGGTCACATCGTTTGAGTAGGCTTCTGAGCCTCTGGCATAAATTGGAATCTCGCCGTACTCGGTGTGGTAGATAGTGTTGATGCCTTCATGTCCATAGTTAGACAGAGATGCAACATTGGCACCATCACGCTTTAGAAGCTTGACTAGGGCATCGGTGGCTTGGCCATAACCGGTTGGCTGTCCTGGCGAATTGCTAAAGACAGATACAGTGCCCTTTAGTTTTCTTTTGGTCTTGCTCATGTAGGTTTCTCCCTTTGTTGCCATAATCCTAGCAAAAGACAAGCCCCAAGCGAACCTACACGCTTGGGGCTTGTCAGCTTATTTAGCTAGGGCTAATTACTTACCCTGGTAGAAACCAATGTGGGTTGCGTGGGTTAGTCCACCGTCAACTCGCATTAGGCCTCGGTAGGTCACAGTGTCAGTGTTGAAAGCGAAGTCTGCTGACTGGTCAACTCTCATTCCACCTGCTACACGAACCTTGAATGATGGCAAGTGTCCGAACAATACTGACTTAGCAGCAGTTCCGACAGCAGCAACATTCGGGTTCTCGTACACTGGGTAGCCAAGCAACTGTGCTGGCTGTCCGTTTACAGCGTTGTCAAGCCAGATGTAGTTTCCTGCACCATCCTTGAGCTTACGAGCTGCTGCAATACCGGTCTTGCTCATCTGGAAGCCCAGTCCTGGAAGGACACGAGCACCATCAGCGATTCCGTACACTAAGTCAACCAAGTCCTCGTATGAAGCAGCAAAGTTGGTTGCAGTTCCACGAACTACAGATCCAGCAGCAGCGGATAGCTTTGTGGTTAGAACATCGTTGACCTTTAGACCAAGTGAGGTTCCAAGCTGCTGTGCAATGTAGCTAGTGATGTTGAATCCAGCATCACTTACTAATTCTTGAGCGACCTGCACCAGTGCACCGTATTTTTCCGCACCCAATGTTATTGACGCGAAAGTTGGGTTACTTTCTGAGATGGTTCCTGCAGCTGCAACTGAACCAGAGGTCGAAGTTGCGGTGACAGTTGGGATAACTAGGTTCTCGCCAGAGGTGGTGTTGAATACCTCAGAGGTAGTTAGCATTGGGCCAACTAGCTGTGCGATAGCAAATACCTGGTCGTAGAAGCTCTGACCAACAGTGTTAGCTGATGGAACTAGAGTACGAGCCTCACGAGCAAACTCGTGTCCACGAATCTCACCTGTTGCGATTGAGCGAAGGATGTCAGCGTCAGTGTTTACTGGTGCTGTGGTTGGTGCGAATGAAGCGGCTGCCTCTGCTGCACGAGCCTCACGCTCAGAGATTGAGCGAGCGGTTGAGATAGCTGTGTCGGCTGAGTCAATGTCAGCTTCGATACGAGCAATCTTCTGGTTTTCTTCTGCGGATAGACCACGCTTCTCAGCCTCAGCAAAGTCAAGAACTTCTCTTGCCTGTGCGATGAGGTTGTTGCGAGCGTCAATCTGCGACTTAATAAAGTCAGACATGATTCTCCTGTTAGTTAGTTGATTAGGGGTTCCTGCGGTGCTGACACTCAACAGACACAGCGGTGCTTACACTCAACTGCTACTCACAAGTTTATAGGCAGAAAAAAACCCCAGCTCAGGAAGGGGGCCGAGCTGGGGCAAAGAAACTTGTTAGCGAGTTTCTTTTGCGTCAACAACCCTAACTTCTTTGGCTGGGTTATTTGCGTTTTTGTTGTCTAGCTCCCAGACTGCCTGAGCAAAGTCATCGGCTAGATCTCTAATGATACCTGTTGATGGGTTGCCGGCTGCCTTTAGAAGGGCTGCTTTGATTTCGTCTTTGGTTGCCATGATTAGATCCTTTTCAGTAGTAGGTCAAATTGCTTTTTCTTTAGGTCCAGCAAGTCAAGGCCGTTGTC